CCGGCGGGGTAGGTCGTACAAAAATGAACACCTGTTTATTATTGCCTTACCGCCGCCGCTTTTTCTGTTGTGTAGTTATTTCTTACTACGTCTTTTATTATAGTCATTTCTTACTACTTGTCAACAAAAAAGATAATAATTTTTTACTATTTTTTTTGCGTTTAAATTTGTCTGTAAATTTGAAAATAAAAAGACAGCAGGCCAGCAGCAGCCAGCAGCCTGGATCAGTGCTGCCGGTGTTTTCTGGAGATGTTCTGCCCAGATCATGGCGGCGGCTTTCAGATGATGAAGGCCTACCCCTGGGGTAATATGGATAGATACTTAAGTATAAGTTAGTGCCAAAAATACTCCAAAAATTCAAAAATGTAGTTTATTTTGTAGTTAATCAAAAAAATGAACTACACGATTTTTTCCTTTATTTATAAGGCAAAATGCGATTTTTGTAGTTTTTGTAGTTCATTTTTTGGAAAGTTCTCCTATATATGCGTATTCTAAAAAAAGTTTCCAAAAAAAGGCAAAATGAACTACAAGAGTTACTCTCAAGCAATTGAGAAAACCCTTATAAATAAAGGGAAATCTGCACTTTTTGGCCTTGTAGTTTATTTTGAAAATGACCTACCGTAATTTTTTACTACATTTTTAGGCACTTTTTTATGCCAACCAACTGTATACTACTGATTGCTGATAACACAGACCTGTGGCAACACAATACCAATGCTAACAGACATAGAAAAGCCTACAGAACAGTGAAATTAGTTGTTGACATATAGTGAAAACTGATTATAATAATAATTGACAAGGGAGGTATTTGAAATGAACGCAAAAGAGGCATTAAAGATGGCTATGAAGGCAAAGGGTATTACTTACCAGATGTTAGGTGAGCCTATGGGAAAGAACATACAGTATGTGTGGAACTTGATTAATGCAAAGGGTTCTAACCTTAAGGCAGATAACCTGGTGAAGCTGCTTGACATCATGGGATACAAGCTGGTGATTGTAGACAAGGCAGTGAGAGTGAAGAATGGCATTGAGATCAGTGAGGAATAACTATGATTATAGGTTACTGTAGGGTAAGCACCAAGAAACAGGAAAAACAGGGGAACTCACTACAGGATCAGAAGGATGCCATCCTGGAATTGTACCCTAATGCAGAGATCGTAGAAGAGGCTTATAGCGGTGCTAAAGTAAGGCCACTGTTTACCAAGGTGGTAGAGAGCTTGCAGACAGGTGATACCCTGGTGACTACAAAACTTGACAGGTTTTGCAGAAGTACCAAAGAGGGGTTAGAGTATGTAGACTTGCTGCTGAATAAAGGTGTGAGGATACATATTATGAATATGGGGGTTATAGAGAATAACCCTATAGGAAGGCTGCTTGTAACACAACTGCTGGCCTTTGCAGAGTTTGAGAGAGCCATGATTAAGGAAAGGATGACCGCTGGCAGAGAGTATAAGAGAGCCAATGACCCAGATTACAAAGAGGGCAGGCCTAACCTTGATTCTGAAAAATTCCCGGAAAAAGAAAAAGGGCAGAGTGTGAGTGAGTATTGCAAGCAGTGGGGCATTAGCAGAAGCAGCTATTATAAGTATCTTGCATAGTGTGGTATCATAAAGGTGTGAGTAAGGGTGTTATAGGGCACAGTGTGTGGTTTTATAACACTCTTTTTGTGAGGTGAGGGTATGAAAGATACGTTTAGGGCAATTGTAAAATTTCTCGAAAAAAATAAAAAGGATATGCAGGCTTACAGAGATGGGGTGGCACTGCTGAAAGAGATTGAATACCAGGATAGAGAGTTTGCACATAAGGAAATGCAGAAACTGTATGAGATGGCTGATGAGGTGCTGATTACCAGAGATACTGTGTGGCTTGAGGAACTAAAGAAAGAGATGCTACTGTTTAATGCGGCAGATTACTTTGAAGATTACCTGCTTTATGTAGAGTATGACAGAGAGTACAATAAGAAATTCTACCCACCAAGAAGGCATATTATGTCACCTGTGGTAAGAGAGATGCAGAGGCTTGCTGATGATGAACTTGATCTGCTCACAATTTCCTTGCCACCAGGAACAGGGAAAACTACCCTTGGGATATTCTTCTTAACCTGGATAATGGGAAAGTACCCAGATAGTCCTAACCTTGCAAGTGCTCACAGTGGTATGCTCACAAGAGGGTTCTTTGATGGGGCATTGCAGATTATTAATGACCCAGAATATCTGTATAAGGATGTCTTTAAATATACAAGTGTGCTGCCTAACAGCAAGGAAGAAACCATTGACATTAACAGAAAGCACAGGTTTAGCACCTTAACTTGCAGAGCAATTAATGCCTCACTTACAGGTGCTACAAGGTGTGAGAAGATACTGTACTGTGATGACCTGTGTTCTGGTATTGAGGAAGCCTTAAGTAAAGACAGATTGGATTCACTGTGGATAAAGTATCTTAATGACCTTAAGAGCAGAAAAAAACAAGGTGCTAAAGAGATACATATTGCCACAAGGTGGAGTGTACATGATGTCATTGGCAGACTTGAAAGGGAATATGGTGGCTCTGACAGGGCAAAGTTTATCTCTGTACCGGCATTAAATGATGAGGGTGAGAGTAACTTTAACTATAAGTATGATGTAGGGTTTGACACTGAATACTTTGTAGATATGAAGAATACACTTGATGATGTCAGTTTCAGAGCACTGTATATGAATGAGCCAATTGAAAGAGAAGGGTTACTGTTCCATGAGGATGAACTGCGTAGGTACTTTGAACTGCCAGACAGAGAGCCAGATGGCATTTATGCAGTTTGTGATACCAAAGATAAAGGTGAGGACTATGCAGTTTGCCCTATAGCATACCAATATGGCAATGATTTCTACATTGTAGATGCAGTGTGTGATAATAATAAGCCAGAGATAGTAGAGCCAAGGATTGAGAACCTGTTGGTAAAGTATAAGCCACATATAGCACAGTTTGAAAGCAATGCCGCTGGTGGCAGAGTTGCCAAGGACATACAGGAACACATTAAGGCAAGAGGTTGCAGAACTAAAATCACTACCAAGTACACTACTGCAAATAAGGAAACCAAGATCATTACCAATAGTCCGTTTGTTAAAGACAGGTTCTTATTCAAGGATGAAAGCACCTATGAGCCAAAGAGTGACTATGGGAAAATGATTAATATGCTTTGCAGTTACACTATGGCAGGGAAGAATAAACATGATGATGCACCAGATGCCTTGAGTATGTTGAGCATTTTTGTGCAAAATATTAATGTTCCAAAGGTAGAAATAGTGCAAAGACCTTTTTAAAGTGGTATATTATAGGTGAAATTGATTTATCTCCTAATTAATCAATTTTGAACAATGTTTTGGGTGTGAGAGTACACAGTAATTATTTTGTGTATTTCTTGCGCCTTTTTTCACATAAGGAGGGTATTTATGACAGCCAAAACAAATATAGTTACAGGTGAAGAATATGTTACCTATACCCCTAAAACAGGAAGGAAGATAATATATTCAAATGTAGATGAGGTAACCATAGATAATGTAATTGAAGTGTTTGCAAATGCTATGAATACCCATCTATCAAACAAGGCAGATATTCAGTTCCTTTGGGATTACTACAAAGGTAAGCAGTCAATCTTGAATAAGGTGAAAGTAGTTAGGCCAGAGATCAACAACAAGATTGTAGAGAACAGAGCCAATGAAATCGTTGCTTTCAAAGTTGGTTATCTGTGTGGTGAACCTATTCAGTACATTTCCAGAAGAAGTGATGAACAGGTTGCCAGAGAGATTGAACTGCTGAATGAACTGATGTTCAGCGAAAACAAAGCTAACAAGGATAAGGAAATCGTTGAGTGGGGTATGGTATGTGGCACTGCCTACAGATTATGCCTTGCTGATGATAGGCCTATCGTGGAAGCACCGTTTAATATCTACACACTTGATCCTCGTTACACCTTTGTGGTTTACTCTTCTGATGTTGACCACAGGCCATTAATGAGTTGTTCCTATGTTGAAATTGATGGTCTTATTTACAAGGCAACCTGCTACACAGATAATAAGGTGTTCCATCTCAATTTCCACAAGGAAAATGTGAATGAAAGGTATGTAGTAGAAGAACCTCATTACCTTGGAATGAACCCTATCATTGAATATCCGGCAAACAATGCAAGGCTTGGTGCTTTTGAAATCGTACTGCCACTGTTAGATGCAATTAATGCAGTAGAAAGTAACAGACTTGATGGCATTGAGCAGTTTGTACAGAGTTTCTTAAAGTTTAAGAACTGTGATGTTGATGATAATGATGTGGCAATGTTAAGTTCCCTTGGTGCTATCAAGATCAAGTCACTTGATGGCCTTGATGCAGATGTAGACCTTATTTCCCAGGAACTGAACCAATCACAGACACAGACATATGTAGATAGCCTGTATGATGCAGTGCTTACCATCTGTGGCATCCCTAACAGAAATGGCAATGCAAGCACTTCGGATACAGGTGCCGCTGTAATGTTAAGAGATGGCTGGTCGCTTGCAGAGGCAAGGGCAAAAGACAGTGAACAGATGTTTAAGGCCAGTGAACGTACCTTCCTAAAGTTAGCACTGTATATCTGCAGTAAGGATGTCAATACCGACATTAACCTTAAGTTAAGAGATATTGATATGCAGTTTACAAGAAGGAACTATGAGAACATACAGAGCAAGGCACAGGTCTTAATTCAGATGTTGCAGAATGACAAGATACATCCATTACTTGCTTTCACTCATTGTGGTATGTTCAGTGACCCAGAGGCTGCTTATCAGATGAGCAAGAAATACTATGATGAATCAATGGCACAGTATGAAAGAGAACTTGATAGCCTTGATTTAACTACACCGGACAATGAAGGAATATAATTACAAGTTTACAGACAATCAGTTGAAGATTATCAAGGCAAAGATAGCAAGGCGGTTTAGTACCTTTAAGTCACTTGCTTCTTTTGATGAGATAAATTTACTGCAAAATGCCACTGAAATGTTTGATGAACTTGAGAGTGATGCAGAAGAGATGTACCTCAAGATAGCCAGACATTATGCAAGGATGTTTGGCTTGGAAAACAAGATAACCAAGAAGTGGCTTGCTGGGTATCTTAAGAGTTATAACCCTGTTACCACATACCAATACGATCACGAGGTAGACAGAAAGAAATACCGTATGTTTGAGGCCTATATGGCTACCAAGGCTATGGCTGAAATTGATAAGTGTATGAGGTTATGGACTATACAGGTAAACCAGGCAAGTGTTGACATTACTGACAAGGCCATCATAGATATGGCAAAGATTGCCGGATACAAGTGGGTAATGTGGCTTACAGAAGAGGATGACAGGGTATGCAAGGATTGCAGGCCAAGAGATAAGCAGATTTACCCTATAGACAAGATACCACCAAAGCCTCATTACAATTGCAGATGTATTGTAGTTCCTATCACAGATGAAGAAAAAAAGAACTTGAAATAGTTTTTTGTAGAGAATATGTGGTATATTATTAGTGTATTGGGTGGGATAGTCCACAATGAAGTAACCTTTTTGGTTATGAATTTGTATAGGACTATCCCATTTTTCATTTTCACAGGGAAGTGACTAAAACGCAGTGTTAGGTGAAAACATTAAAACACAGGTTTAATCAACAGGGAAGTTGTAAAAACGCAGGAGAAAACGTTCATATGACATTAAAAGAATTGTTAGGTGATGCCTACAAGGAAAACATGACAGCAGAAGAAATTGCTTTAGCATTAGAAAAGGTGCAGTTAAACAATAATGATGATGCCCTTGAAAAGATGAAACAGGCAGTTTCCAAGGCTAACAGTGAAGCCGCTGATTACAAGAAGCAGTTAAAGGCCAAGATGACAGAGGAAGAACTGAAACAGGCTGAAAGAGAAAAGGAACTTACTGATCTCAAGACAGAACTTGAAACGCTGAAAAGAACTAACTTTATCAATGAAAACAAGGCACAGTTCATTTCCCTTGGTTATGATGAGGCATTGGCTGCTACATCAGCAAAGGCATTGCTTGATGGTGATTTTAAAACAGTATTTGCAAACCAGAAGGCTTTTCTGGATGCGTACTCAAAACAAGTGGAGAGTAATCTGCTAAAAGGCACTTCAAAGCCTGTTGTAGGAACAGGAAATGAAAAAACCATTTCCCAGGCTGAATTTGATAAGTTCACCTACAAAGAAAGAGTGAAGTTGCAAGCAGAAAACCCTACATTATTTGCCGAGTTAAATAAATAGGAGGATTTATGGCAACTACTTTATTAAGTAATCTGATTAACCCAGAAGTGTTCGCACCAATGGTTGAAAAGAAATTAACTGATGCTATCAAGTTTGCCCCTTTAGCTATCATTGATGATACTCTGGTAGGCAATCCTGGCGATACCTTAAAGTTCCCATCATACAGTTATATTGGTGATGCTACTGTTGTTGCAGAAAACACTGCAATCGTTCCTGTAGCATTATCACAGAGTTCAGTTGATGTAACTGTTGAAAAGATTGCAAAGGGTGTTGAAATCACTGATGAAGCCGCACTGTCTGGTTTAGGTGACCCTGTTGATGAAGCTGCAAGACAGTTAGCACTGTCAATCGCTGCTGCTTATGACAATAAGTTCCTTGCAGTATTAAAGGCAATTACAGGTACAATGGCTGTTACTGCTGCCACTTTCAATGGTGATGCAGTTGCTGATGCACTTGTAAAGTTTGGTGAAGATATTGATGGACCAAAGGTATTGTTAGTAGGACCAACTGAATATGCTACTTTACGGAAGGCTAATGGCTGGTTAGGTGCAACTGATGTTGCTGGTGAAAGAATCATCAGAGGTGTTGTTGGTGAAGTCCAGGGATGCCAGGTTGTTGTTACTAACA